TATGACCGACGAATTGTTTTGGCGTAGGATAGAGAACTTGAGGCGTGCGGCTCTTACTGCTGAGAGTTTTGAGTTTAGGTTGTTGTATTACAATCAAATGATGGAACTGATGAAGAGGTGTCCATGAGAACTAATAGAGATTTTGACAGGAGTATAGTTGTTGACTGTTATGGTCAACACCCAGAAAAATATGGTCGTACTTTTTGGATAGGTTTTCTCATGCTTGGTGGATATAAGATTATAATTCTTTTAATATTATTGCTCGCTTGGTTGATACTTTGGTAAAACCCGAATCAAAGTTATGGCACTCCATTAAGAAAAACTTACCAGATATTTTTTGGACTCGCATAGAGAGTTGGGCACTACCTGGTGTACCAGACTGCTATGGTTGTAAAGATGGTGTAATGTTCTGGTTGGAACTTAAAACGTCAACAAAAGTCAACAAAGCAAAGTTAAGCCCCTTTCAAAAATCGTGGCATTTTAGCCATGCAAGACAAGGAGGAAGAAGTTTTATTATGCATCAGACCCTCGAACAGAGGCTGATGTGTCTTTTCCCAAGCTCCATTGTCATCTCCATTGACGCATTGTCCCCCGACCATGCTAGTCATGTATGGCACCTGCCGCTGGCAGCGTCTGCCTGGAACCAGGTGAAACGGGAGCTTCTCCATTCTCCATTACCTACGTTTTCCGCCAGTTCTAAGTCATTATAGTCAGGAGCTGCACCTGCAGCTGCACCTGAGTTCCCAGCCTCCATTCCATTGCAGAAGCCCAGTCGCCCGTGGTACTATAGTAGTAGTTTCTCGCAGCGGGGATCCAGGAGCTGAAGTGCTGGTAGATAAATAAAATGAATTTGCTACTTGACTATCTAATAAGATGGGACTATATACATACCTGTGGCTACCGAATCCGTTTCGAAGTTTTGCAAACGGCCACGAATCGGGGCTGGTGTGACCGTTTACTTTCGAACTCCAGCCCCATTAGAAAGGAATAAAGATGACAGAGACAGTAACAGTAATAAAGAAAGAGCCCACCTGCGCTGAGCTGGTGGATGAACAGTGGAAAGATAGACAGGAAGACCTGAAGAACCCTGAATACGAGGCGCTTGGCTTTGACTATGTTGAACCGCATACGTGGGACGACCAGCCAGAGGGCTACTGGCGTTGGCAGTTCTCCTGGGGCGGCCCGAGCGATGAGCTTCGCGGATACGTTAACGAGCACAAAGAACTACATCGCTTGGAATACTGGTATCTGGATTGGGGTGACGGTGCGCATGTGCTGGTGGACCAGGACGCTGCAGCGTGGCAGCAGATGCAGGAGATGATAGGCTGATGCATTACGTCTGGATATTTCTCGCAGTGTACATTGTTGCATTGCTCATTGCCCCGCACCAGGTGCTAACTACAACAGTCATAGCTGCAACGGCAGCGTACAACCTGCTGAGCTCCATCTCCATCCCGAGCTGAAGCTCGCTCTGGTATGTATAGTAGTAAGTTTACGCCCCCGCGGAACGTGCTACGGAAGTTCCTGTGGAAAAGAAATTAAAAAAAGATTTGACAAGTAGAATAACATGGGATATAAAGGGAGTATTAACTAGAAAGACGAAAGGAAATAAAATGTCAAAAGCTGTTAATATAATAGAAGTACTAGAGAAGGCACAACAAAGCCCCGCTAGTGTAAGTAAAAGAAATAAACAAGCTGTCGTTGATGCGTATGGTAGAGCGTTAACAATGCAGAAAGTTCTAGCAGACTTTATTAAAGTCAATAGACAACTGATGATAGACTTGTCTATGAGTGAAAACGCTAACCTATTACATGGAAAGGATTATTCTTTACATGTTACACAAAAACTTGGTGCGAAGATCGACTCGCAGTTGGTCAAGGAGAAACTTGGCGAGATTGCGTATCATCAATGCAAAGTGCCAACGCAGTATAAACAGATACAGGCTATGCCTTTATCCGAAACAACAGTATCAAGAAATAAAAAGGCTACGATTGATGAAGTAGCTGACTTCAGAATTTCCGCTTAGTACCGATAAATTGCCTAAGTAGAATAACAGGGGCGACCTACTCGCCCCTCCATTCCATCGCCGTCCTTGTTCCTAGTTCCTAGTATATATAGTAAAGTTCCGCACCACCCGTGAGTTGTTCCACGCTGACTTCCATCGCATTGCGACCATCACTTCGCAGTTGATAGTATAGTAGTAGTTTCTCGCACGGCACATGCGTTTTCGGGGTCGCTGTCAAGTAAAAAGTTATCCACAAGAAAGATTTTATCTTCTTGAGTATAAGATAAAGTGGGAGTAAGAATATCTAAACAATAAAAAGGAGTTATCAATGCCAGATAATAACGACGACTTACAAAATAGATTAGTTGCTCTTGAGCAACAGTTAGGACTAACGACAAGAAATGATAATACTATTCAAGCTAATACTAATACCAATACTAATACTAATATTAATTGGCGTGCTTTATATAAGTGGCTAGAGTCAGAGGTTGAGGAAATGATCTTTGACCCTCAAGCACCTCAGTACTTAAAGAATTGGGGTCAGAAGATTTTATCTGAGGCTAGACAAAAGTTAAACATATGAAAGTTCTTTTGCCTTTAATATTAATCTGTATTGCTTTGCAGATATTAATTATCTTTACTGACTTACCACACTAGTTACCCTCGAGGGCTGGCAAGGGGGCGAATAATTCGCCCCTTTTTTTACGTCTACTTACCAGCAGCCCAGGAACTCCTGGTGCAGCAGGATCCTGAAGCAGCCTGGCTTCAGATGGCAGGTGATACCTCACCAATCAACATTAGGTACTTACACCCAAGACCAAACACCATATCTTGATCCCACAACGCCCACACCCCCTGTTTCGCAGTCGTCGTGCAAGCGGTTGTAAAGTCTAAGTTTTACACAAACGCATAGTATGATATAACTTTTTTTATGAATCAAAAACAAATCCCAACGGAAGTTTTAAAATACGAATTAAGGAAAATGGAAATAAAATTGGCCGAGGAGTCCCGTTCCTCCTTTACTACATTTGTAAAAAAAGTTTGGCCAGAATTTATTGCAGGTTCACATCACAAAATTATTGCACAAAAATTTGAAGATATTTCACGTGGAAAGATAAAAAGATTAATTGTTAATATGCCACCGAGACATACAAAGTCAGAGTTTGCTTCACATTTATTTCCTGCATGGATGATGGGCCAAAAGCCAAAATTAAAAATTATTCAGACGACACACACGGCAGAATTATCGTATAACTTTGGTAGGAAAGTGAGGAACCTATTTGACCAACAAGATTTTAAAGATGTTTACCCAGGTGTTAGCTTATCTCAAGACTCAAAGGCTGCGGGGCGTTTTACAACTAACTCTGGTGGAGAGTATTTTGCTGCTGGTGTGGGTGGTGCTATTACTGGGCGTGGTGCTGACTTGCTTATTATTGATGATCCTCACTCCGAGCAAGATGCTCTAAGTCAAACGGCTATGGACAATGCCTACGAATGGTACACATCAGGACCAAGGCAACGTTTACAACCTGGTGGTGCTATCGTTGTAGTTATGACTCGTTGGTCTACAAAGGATCTTACAGGAAAATTATTAAACGCACAAACTAACGAAAACGCTGATCAATGGGAGGTGGTCGAGTTTCCTGCTGTTTTGAATGACGAACCTCTATGGCCTGAGTTTTGGAAGATAGAAGAATTAAATGGTGTTAAAGCATCGCTGTCAGAACAGAAATGGCAAGCACAATGGCAACAAGCACCTACATCTGAAGAAGGAGCAATTATTAAAAAAGATTGGTGGAAAGTTTGGCCAAAAGAAAAGATACCTGATTTAACACATGTTATACAGAGTTATGATACAGCGTTTAGTAAACGAGAGACGGCTGACTTTAGTGCGATAACAACGTGGGGTGTATTTAAACCCGTGGAACACGGACCATTTAACATTATACTTTTGGGTATGCGTAAAGGCAGATGGGATTTTCCTGATTTAAAAAAGATTGCTTTGGATGAATATAAATACTGGGAACCCGAAACAATCTTGATAGAAGCGAAAGCTTCTGGTATGCCCTTAACACAGGAGCTACGACAAGTAGGAATTCCTGTAGTAACTTATACACCCAGTAAGGGTAATGATAAGCATGTACGTGTAAACTCCGTAGCTCCCATTTTTGAAGCGGGTCAAGTGTGGGCAACCGATGATCGCTGGGCAGAAGAAGTTATTGAAGAATGTGCCGCTTTCCCTTATGGTGAGCATGACGATTTAGTCGATTCAACAACACAAGCTTTGTTGCGATTCAGGCAGGGTAACTTTATTCAACTTGATTCAGATTACATTGAAGATAAAAAATTTATAGAACCAAGGCAATATTACTAAATGTTACTACAATACGCACCCTTAGCATATAATTTTGTACAAAAATTAAAAGATTTAGCCATAGATGTGCCAAGTCTAAATGTTACCAGATATGCAGACGAGGTCCCTGATTATGGACCTCTTTCAGTTTCGAGAGCGTATAATATAGAAAATAAACCTTTTCAGGAAACATTAGGTTTTACAACGAAACCTTTTAGAAACCCTGATTTCTATGAAACTCCAGAGGATGTGTACAAAGCTTTTTCAACTGGTTTACTTCAACAAGGAGAAGCCGCAGGGTTACTGCGAAGTAAGTTTGGAGTAACAGGAGTAGGTGCACCTATTGCAATGACAGATAGAATTGCAGCGCAACCAAAATTTAAAACAGAACTAGCATCATTTTTAGAAGCTAACCCTGATTTTAAAAAAGCATATTCCAATTTATATAATGAAAAAATACAACAGGCTTACATTGCAAAACAAGGTGGTAAATATTTTGATCCGAAACAAATAGCTTTTGTTCAACGAGCTTTAAACTTAGCGATGGATCCTAAATATTTAGCAAATTATCCAAACATGACACCTAAGTTTAAATTAATAAACGCCATGAAGGATTCCTACGATCCTAATTTACGTATAAATGATTTTTTATCGTCGGATAGCTATAGATCAAATTTAGAACTAGCTAGAAGAATAATACAAAAAGAAGGATTAGACTATAATATACCTGTTGGTAAGGTAGAGAAGTTCGACGAACGTGCTATTTTTGTAAATGATGGCAAAACAGTAATACCTATGTCTGACAGCGCTGCTGCAAAAACTGCTACTATAGCGGGTAAACCTGCAAAGATACCTGTTAAAAATTATCTTTCTGAATTACCTGTGGGAACACCAATAGCAAGTCCATACATAAATCAAATAAGATTTGGTATGAAAGGTAATGAAGACATGAGCTACACTGCTATAAAAACAGAAGCGATGAAAGATCCTAAAATTAAAAATTATCTTTCTCAAATAAAAAAAGTTGCACCTAATGATGAACAGTTGTTTGCATTAGATCACATAAGACCACAAAGGTTTGGTGGTACTAATAGTAAAGATAATCTTCGTTACATTATGGAATCTTCTCACCGTACATTAAGAAAAATACCTGAAGAAGATCTACCTCAAGGAGCAATTGTAAATCAAACTGCTGTATCAAGTAAAACAGCTATGGAGAATTCAGTTTTTAGTAAAAATAAACAAATAGTAGATTTGTTAGACGCTAACTACTTACAAAAAAATAAAATTTCGTCAAATCAAGCTATGGAAAAGATAGAACAATTAAGCGATGAAGTTTTTAATATTACACAAAATTTTAAAAAAGCAAATCCAAGTGTAGATTTTGCTACAGGACATGCACATATCATGATGCAAACTAAAAATGGTCCACAGTATGTTCCTTATTACATGACTAAAAATCTAAACGCAGATCAAATGAAAATACTAGATACTGCTGTTATTAATATAGAAAACAGACCAAACCAAGGTCAGTCAATAGTAAAATCTTTTGAAGCTTTATATGAAAGATATGCACCGTTTATAATGGAGGGTAAAAAACTAGAAGGATCAGACATAAGAAAACTATCTGAAGAAACAGCTATGCGTGCAAGAGGTGGTGTTGTTGGTTTAAATGATGGTGGCGAGCCTGCAGCCGAAGAAAAAGGATTTTTTGAAAAACTTAGAGATGCAGCATTTAAAGGTTTGTCTACTACCACAGCGGGAGTTTCTCCAAGTCTTGCCTTTGTTGATAAAGATGAAGTAACACCCGAGGATATTATGGGAGCAGGAGCTTTACTACAGCTTCAGCCTTTAGATGATAAGATAGATGAGATACGAAATAGCTATGCTGCCGATGTCGTAAACAATTCTGCAAATCTAAGTCCTGAAGCTCAACAGTATTTAAAGTCTAAAAACATGATTGATCAATTAAAAGCTGGGTCTAAAAAAAGAATACAATTAGCATCTATGTGTTCTGCTGGTGCAGAAGATCCAGAGGTGTGTGAAACAAATTTTCCTAAATTAAAATATCCTGACTACACTGACCTAGCAACATTAGTGCAAGATCAAGAAGAATTTGAATATAATCAAGATGAATTTAAAAAAGCTTTTCAAAACTATACAGGGTTTGGAGATTATAAAGATCAAGTAGCTAGTGTTAAGAATGAACTATTAGTGAATAAAATAAAAAAACTACCCTTCGATACAGCAAATGCTTTGGTTGAAATTTATCAAACATTAGCACCAATTTCTTATCTAGGAGCATCGGTTGAAAAACGTGGTGCTGAAATGAAAGGTGATTCTTTAGTTAAATCCGAATTTATAGATATGATGGAACAATACTATAAAGATGTAGGATCAGAATTTCCTGAAGGAATGGAAGATTATTATTTATCGGTATTCGATGATCTAGAAAGAACAGACATGCCTCCTACTAATCCTATCCAGGGAGGAACGATAGATGAAAAATTTAATAGAAGAGTATACACACCTGAAGGTGGTGATTCGGGACAACCTCTTTCATTATCAGGTTTAGCAAAAACAACTGGTATGAGCGCTTTAGCAGTTATGCCTATCGTTGGTAATCCTACTTACGCCGCAAGAATATTAGAAGTTATGAAAAGAGATGACATAGGTGTATTTAAAAAAATGATCTACACAGCACCAAGATTACTTGGAATGCCTACAAGAGCTGATTTGTTTGGAATGTTTAGACTACTAAAAACAGCATACACAGGAACCAACAAAGCTGTTATGAGTTCTCCAACTTCACAAAATATAATAAAAAATATTGATTCTATATTAGCTTTTGAAGGGTTAGAACAAGATGTTAAAAGAAAAAATAAAGCAGAAGGAGAAGTAGAAAAAAACATATCTAATTATTACATGACTCTAGGAAAAGGAGAAACTCCTGAGTTTCAAAAAGAGTTGGCTATTCTTACAAGAAATAATCTAGACACTATGTTGGCTGATCCTTCTGATTTTTTAGGAACAGAACAGAAAGTAGATGAACTTCTTATTTTATCAAATACGTTAGATCAAAACGCTTTTGAAAATGTTCCCTACTGGGTAGAAGAACTAGCGAAAAGACAAGCACTTGCAATTATTAAAGAAAATAACTTAAAAAGAAGTACATTAGGTGATATGTTGTTTTACGATATGCGCAATCCAAAACCAGAAGAACCGAAAAAAGAAGCTGATAACTCAGGTGCAGTAGACATCTTTGAAGACGGATTAGAACTTGATGTTAACGTAAGTGATAAAATACCTGAGACCATGAGAATAAATAAATTGTCCGCGGGTGGTGATCCGCGACAAGAGATGCAACCTATTATGTTAGGTGGTACAGATGAACGTAACGAACAAGTAGATCAACTAGACATCTTTCAAGACCCACAGAACACGGACCTTCCTGCAGAAGTTGAAATGGCAAATCTTGTATTTGGTAAAGCACCAGGATGGGCGATTGCAGGAGTAAATAAAATTGATGACTTATTACGTCCAGGCGGCACAGGACAACGTATAGCACAAGCAGATGTTTTAGCAGACCAAGCGACCACCGTTGGAGAGAAAGCTAATCGTTTTTTCTCAGGCATCGAAGCACGGCTCATTGATCCTAACTCACCAGAAGTATTTAACGGACCAGAAGACTTGTATAATTTTTTACAGTCAAAAGGCATCTCTAAGTTTGAAGTAGAAGATTATCAGATACCACAGCTCATAGAGACAATGACAAAAACAGGACAGCCTATTACAAAAGCTAACTTGTTAGAGAGAATTAAAAATGCACCTATTCGTAAATTAAAATCTACGGTTAGAGGTTTTAGATCGGAAACAGAAAACATAGAGGGTTCTTTTAATAGAGCTAAATACGGCGACTCGTATTATGAAAAAGGTTCTATACCTGAATCATATAGAGAAAACATTTTGTATCTTGAAGCAGGAGATATTCCTGGTGACGTTGCTTTGTATAGACATAGCACGCACGGGTTCTTCCCTGACGACTCAACAAACTACGTGATCGGGTGGACGCGGGGCACGGACCGTTATGCGATAATACCTGGCACCAAAGGACAGGTCACGAACATCGGACCAAAGACAGATGAACTTAACAATAAAATAGAACGTCTAACAAAGATAGCAAACAGATCACCAGAGGATATTGTCAATCAGTCAGGTGGCCGTGTATCATTAGAACAGGCAACAACAAATATAAACAAAGCAAAAAAACAACTAACACAGGCGCAAGAAGACTTAGCTAACGTCGGTAAAACAGATGATGTTATCGTTACAGGAGATCAGACAGTGCGTGTAACATTCGCTGATGAGATACAATCTGACATTATGCAGACATACAGAAAACATTTAGAAAATGTTATGGCTGATTATAAAACGTTAGTTGATAAAGGTATCGACGTTAAAGATACAACGAAGATACGACAACAAAGCTATTCGCTAGATTTAAAAACAGATCAAGACGTATTAGAATTTTACGCAAAACATAAAAGTTTATTTAGACCTGTATTTAAAACACAAGAAGACTTTGCTGCTTACATAGATGATATTAGAAAATCACAAGCAGTATTTAAAGACTTTGCAAAAATACGACCAGGTACAATGACACCAGCAGCTTTAGCGGCAGTTAGACAAGCAGGTAAAGATAGAGATAAAGTATTATCTATTTTTGAAGAAGCATTTACAAACCCTGAAACAATGAAAAAACTATTTCCTAATATACCATTTAAGGACAGAAAAGTGTGGGGTGATGCGTTAGTTAAGAATGATTTAGCAATGGCAGCGAAAAGAAAATTTGTCGATAAGGACGCAAACGCTTCTGATTGGTATGTTGTATCTCCTGCAGAACTAATAACAAGTAGATATAGTCAAGCAGGAACTACCGCTACACCATTTGCAGAGAGAACAAAAAACATGAAAGGTATTGGCCAGTATGAGTTTTATGGTGGCCCAAATGTTACAGATCCTGATGGAAAACACTATACAAGTATATTAGAACAATCACTGCGTAGAGCAGCGAAAGTAAATAATGCTGAATTTAAGATTGTTAAGGTACAGGTAGGAGAAGCTAAATCTGTAAGTAGATCTGTGCAAATAGTAAATGCACAAGGCGATATTGTAAAAGAATTTAAAATGTCAAAAAGTAGTAAAGCAGAGGATTTTGGTGATGTTATGAATAAAGCAGAGGATTATATTAACGAGTCTGGTGCAGAAGGTTTAATGGCTAGACCAGTAGAGACACCTTCGGGCTTTAAAACTATAGATGCTTATGCTATAAAGTTAACGCCTGAGATGGTATTACCAACAAAAACACATCTGGCATCTGGAGGGTATGTACGATATGATCCTCTTGTATCAATAGATGAAATGATAGGAGCAGCATAATGGTTGTAGAAAGACCAGCAAATTACGACGAACCACAAACGGTTAACGATCAATTAATGATACCACCATTGGTAGGACAAGAAGTGGAATTAGAACCAGGAACTGATCAACCTATTGATATTGAAATGACAGAAGATGGTGGTGCTATTGTTAATCCCGAAATAATGCCCCTTGATACTGGCTTTGATGGTAATTTAGCAGAATTTATAGACGAGAATGATTTACAGGTAATATCTAGTGAACTTAGACAATCTTTTGAGGATGATAAATCATCAAGACAACAATGGGAAGAAGCTTACACAAAAGGTTTAGATTTACTTGGATTAAACTACCAGGAAAGATCTCAACCCTTTCAAGGTGCAAGTGGTGTAACACATCCACTGTTAGCAGAGTCTGTCACACAGTTTCAAGCACAAGCATATAAAGAATTATTACCAGCAAGCGGTCCTATAAGAACACAAATTATTGGATCAGCTACAAAAGAAAAAGAAGATCAAGCACAACGTGTAAGTGATTTTATGAATTATCAAATCATGCACGTTATGGAAGAGTATGATCCAGAATTAGATCAAATGCTTTTTTATTTACCTTTAGCAGGTTCTACATTTAAAAAAGTATATTACGATGCAAATCTTGGAAGAGCTGTATCTAAATTTATACCAGCAGAAGATTTAGTTGTACCTTACACAGCTACAAATTTAGAAGAATGCGAAAGAGTAACTCATATTTTAAAAAGAACAGACAACGATATTAAAAAAATGCAAGTCTCAGGTTTTTACCGTGATGTTGATTTACAAGTTATAGAAGAGGAAAGAAAAGTAGAAGAAAAAGAAAGAAAACTATCTGGTATACAGAAAACTGGATACAGAGATGATCAATATACTTTATTAGAAATGCATGTTGATTTAGATGTGCCAGGATTTGAAGATCCTGATGGTATTAAACTTCCATACATAGTTACTGTAGATGAAGGATCTGGCAACGTTCTTTCTATTTATAGAAATTACAAAGATGGAGACACTTTATATAAAAAACAACAATATTTTGTTCATTACAAATTTATGCCAGGTCTTGGATTTTATGGTCTTGGTTTAATTCACATGATTGGCGGTTTATCTAGAACAGCTACATCTGCCTTACGTCAATTAATTGATGCTGGAACATTAGCAAATTTACCTGCGGGTTTTAAAGCTAGAGGTTTGAGAATAGCGGATGATGACAGCCCTATACAACCTGGTGAGTTTAGAGATGTAGATGCACCAAGTGGTGATCTACGTGCAGGTCTTTTACCTTTACCTTACAAAGGTGCAGATCCAACTTTATTTCAACTATTAGGATTTTGTGTTCAAGCAGGTAAAGAATTTGCAACTGTGGCAGATCAAAAAATAGGTGATGCTGCTGGAGCAGGAGCGCCTGTCGGAACAACAATGGCTTTAATGGAAAGAGGCATGCGTGTTATGTCAGCTATTCACAAAAGAGTTCACTATGCTCAAAGAATAGAATTTAAATTATTAGCTAAGATTTTTTCAGAATCATTACCACCTATGTATCCCTATGAAGTTCAAGGTGATTTACAATCATTAAAAGCAACTGACTTTGATGAAAGAATAGATATTATTCCCGTTTCTGATCCAACCATATTTTCTATGTCACAACGTGTGACGTTAGCACAAACGCAATTACAATTAGCCGAAGCTGCACCGCAAATGCACAACATCTATGAAGCTTATAGAAGAATGTATTCCGCTATGGGTGTTCAAAATATTGATGCTATATTACCAGTTCCTTCTGGCCCTGAACCAATGGATCCAGGAATGGAAAATGCAACAGCATTATCAGGTGGCTCATTAACAGCTTTTAGAAAACAAAATCAATTAGCACACATAGATGCACATAGAGCTTTCTTTTCTAGTGTTTTGGTAAAAAATAATCCTCAAACTATGATGATTTTACAGTCGCACATTATGGAACATGTATCATTACAGGCAAGAGAAGAGGTAGAACAAGAAATGGCAAAAGAATTTGAAGCATTACAGGCTCAAGCAGGTGGTGAATTACCACCAGAACAACAAAATGAAATGCAAGAGCTAGTAGAATCTAAAATTGCAGAGAGAATTGTTGAAATGACTACGGAAATGGTCACTGAAGAACAACAAATGATGGCTGAACAAGGTGAAGACCCATTAGTTCAGTTAAAACAACAAGAAATTGACATTAAAGCACAAGATTTACAGAGAAAAACAGCATATGATGAAGGAAAAATGTCTATTGATGCTTTAAAATTAGCTCAAAATGAAGAATTAGCAGAAGCTAAAATAGATTCACAAGAAGATATTGCACAATTACGTGCGAATGTTAATCTATCTAAACAAAAAAGTAACAATGCAAAGCGCAACCGATAAATTACAAGAATATCTTAACGAGTTGATGAATTTTTCCGACACAGCCGTTACAAGTCAAGAAGAACAGATACTTTTAGCGGGTGCAATGATGGGTGTAGCAAAAATGCTGTATCATAATAACCTTACTGAACAAGAATATGATAATATTATGAATCATAATGGAAGAGACTTGCTAAATCTCATAAAACCAACTATACATTAATTATTATGGCAAAAGAATTAAAAGATATACCAGCAGACAATAAAGGATTACCAAAATTAGACAAAAAAGTTCGTAATCAAATAGGATATAAAAAAGATGGTGGTGCCATTAATGGTTTAAAAAAAATGGGCATGAAAAAAGGTGGTCTAGCAGGTAGACTAGCTCAACGTGGCTATGGAAAGGCGAGATCATGAAGTTTAAAAATGCAAAAATGACTATTGTTCCTCAAAAAAACCCATTTCCTAATACTAAAATTGCTTCAACAGCAGAGAAAGTTTACTCTCCTTTTGTAGTAAAAGATAACAAGGGAACTGGACCTCAAGGACAGACAAGCAGAATGCAAATTAAAAAAGTAGCATTCAAAGGCGTAAAATAGTATAATCCTCAACTTAACAAAGGAGGTTTTATGAACCTATTAAAAGATCTATGGTCACATATTAAAGAGTGGTCAGATTGGAAAATGAAGGACTGGATTAAGGCCGCTATTGTAGCGATCATTGTTCTCTGGGTAATTAGCTGGATGACAGGTGGAGCAGCATAGTGCTTAATCTACTCGGTGGTTTACTTGGTGGTGGAAAAGGCGGAGCCTTAGCAACCATTTCAAAAGTTGTCGACGAACTTCATACGAGTGAGGAAGAAAAATTAGATAAAAAAATTCTAATGCAACGCTTACAACAAAAGCTTGCAGAAAAACAATTAGATGTTAATGCAAAGGAAGCCAGCCATCGCAGCGTATTCGTTGCGGGCTGGCGACCAGCTATAGGATGGTGCGGAGCCCTAGCTTTATTTTTCGCATTCATCTTATCCCCATGTATTGATTGGTATGCAAAATTTTCAGGTATGGATATTGTCCCACCTGCCATAGAAACTGGGCCTCTTCTAGCAATTGTCACTTCAATGCTCGGCGTATCGGGCCTTCGTACTTTTGAGAAGGCAAAGGGTTTAACTAAATAAAAAGGAGAATATTATGGAAAAACATTCACACGAAGAACACATCGTAGGTAAAAGCGG